GAAACACGTGCCGTATTGGATTTGATCGTTGATCTTGCGTCATCTTTAATGATCACATTGCCGGTTTCACTCGCTGTTATCATTGATATTGAAATCATATTATATCCCTAACAGGAACTCAGAAGCTTCTTCCGTCGCCCTGATCTGAACTTTTTCGAGTATCTCCCACATTACAAGCTCAAGTGCTGGCTCCAGGCCGGAAGAATCAATCTGGATAGCAGCGTCCCCGTCTTTCATCGCCTGCGTTTTTTGTTCCATGTATTTTGCCTGCGCTTCCGTCAATTCGACTTGCGCATCAACAAGTTCTTGCTGCATATCCACCTGATCTTCCAGCAAATCCATGAAATTCCACTGATCCGACATTTGGAGATCATCCCAACCACCGATTAATGATGAGTACATATCTGCAGTTGCTGCGGATGTGGCCTCAATTGATCCGGTAAGCGCATCAAGATTTGCCTGCACCGTTTCCATGGATGAAATTTCAATCTTCGCTTCCCACTCCATCGCTGTTTGTGCCGTTTCTGCGCTGGCTTCAATACTTGCAATGTCTTTTTCGATCTGCGCTTTGTCGAGTTCAACTTGCAATTCAAGGACTTTCAGAGGGTCAAGCTTCTCCTCTAAATCGTCTGCTGTTTCGTCAACAGTCGATTCGTCCAGATCAGCTTCGATCGGAATTTTTATTTCTTGCCAGCCTTTTTCTTCTGTATAGTATTCAATGATTTCAAACGGTTCGGCTGCGGTTTCGGCTGTAATACCTTCTTGAATAATTTCGATTGTTTTTTTGATTTCTTCATCTTCAAACCATTCGGATTCACCGCTTAACATTTTTTCGACTTCAGCAGCGTCCTTCCCTGTCGCAGAAACTTCTATCTGTATCTCTTTTTCAGTCGGTTCCTCTGGATTTAATTCAGCTATTTTTTGAATTGCTGCATCGATGCCTTCCGACTCAAAAACAGATAAAATTTCCGTCTGAACTTCCGCTGGCATATCCTCGATGTAATTGCCCAGAGTTTCAAGTTGACCTTTTGCTGTATCAGTTTCGGCGATTACATTTATGTTTGTCTCACATGGAACATTTTCAACGGATTCTCCTAGATTTCTAAAATCAACCTGCATCCCGGTTAATTTTTCAGTTGCTGATTCTGCAGCGCCGTACAGATCGGATTCAATTTCTGTCTTCCATTGCGCGAAAACCTCTCTCTGCGCTTCTAAATCCTCCGAAAAAGCCCCAAACAAAAACGAGTTTGAAAAAACTTCAGCAGCGGCATAAATGTCATCCAGGACTTCAATAACTGACAGCTTCAACAGATCAAAAACAACGACAACGGCATCAAACGATCCGGTTATAGTATTGACAACGATTTCAAAAATTGTAGTCAGGCTATCCGCATTGTCTCCGATTATCAATATCGCCGCTGCAATCCCTGCGCCTAAATCGACGATAGCCTTCGAGAGGGCCAGAAGTTCCCCTGCGCTTTCCTGCGATGCTGTATCCATCTCGTTAAAACTTTTGATATAACCGGCTATTCCCTCAATAAAGGGCTTAAACGCATCAACCATGCCGGCAGTTACATTAGCCAAAGAGGTAAACGTATCGATACACGCTTGAATCGCCTCTGCAAGACCGTTCGGCGTCGTAAGGTCAACGCCATCAAATATACCCCCGACAGAATCAGCGATATTTTCCATAGATTCAATGAAATCATCGAAATTGACTTGTTCCATTGCCTCTGGAATAGCCTCAGCTACTGCTGTGAAATAATCACCAACAGATGTTGAAAAGCTTTCAAGTATATCAAAAATTGGATCAAAAGATCCTTCGCTTATCGCAGTAGACAATGCATTTTCAATATCTGTCGCACCATTGACAGCGCTTGTCGCCGCAACACGGAACTCATCACCGATTTTTATCGCTAAATTTTCAAAAGCAGTTGAGAATCGATCAACTGCAACCTGTGAAGTTTCGAGTTTTTTAGCGACCTCTTCAGCTACAGAACCCGCGGCGCCCAATGCTGTAGCTGTAATTTCTGTTGTTTTTGATAAATTATCAAAAACAGTCACCATCCTGGCTGCCTGTTCAATCCCAACAAGTTGCGATGCAAGAAAAAGTTTATCGTTTTCATCTGCTGTTTGAAATGCGATTGCGACATCCATTAAAATGTCTTTACCCGATCGCAATTCACCGTTTGCATCTTTTTGGGAAACGCCGATGGCCGCAAGCGCATCTTGTACCGGTTGTGAGTCATCAACGAGTTTCAGCAAGCCTGTTTTTAATGCAACAGCAGCTTCCCCACCACTCCGAAAAATTTCGATAATCGGTGTTAAAATACCGGCTGTTTCTTCAAAAGAAAAACCCATTGTACTGGCAATCGGAGCAATCTCTGCCATGCCAAGACTTAGCTCTGATACCGTTGTCGCGTATTCGTTGGAGACAGCGTTCAAAATGTCCGTTAATCGTCCGGCCTCTTCCGCCGGAGCATTGAACCCTTTTAATACAGAGATAATCGCTTCGGTTGATTCAGCAACTCCAAATTCAGCCTCCGCGGCACCCAAAACCAAACCAATTCCAGCTTCTGTAAGAGTTAAAGCATCTTGGACATCAAACCCCGCTTTCTTAAAATCCGTCACAGAATTTGTGATAGATACAGCAGACACCCCATATTGATCAGACAGTTCAAAAACAGCTTGCTTAACATTATCGATTGAACCAATTTCATCGCCCAATATTTTTTCAAGATTAACAATAGCAGTTTCGAAGTCCGTGGATTTCGAGTACGCAAGAGCCAACCCTCCAACGGCTAACGCTGTCAGCGCTGTATCAACTTTCAAAACGTTGTCAGCGGCAGCAGCGAACGGTTGAGCGATTTTTTCCACAGAATCTGACAATGAATTAAAGTCATTACCAATGGTGCTAATGATACCGGATACATTGTCAACACCCTGGAAAATAATTTCGATTGTTTTATTTACGTCTGCCATGTTTTCGCCTTGTGCTTAAATCGCTGTAGAATCGATCCCACAGCGATATTTCAACGTTAGAAAGCCTGCCGTATGGGAACAGATCAGGAAGTGCTTGAAACAGAAAATGGTGGTGATGATAACATAAAGCCATTGCCGACCTTACGCGACCATCACGCCACAATCGATCTACTCCCCCACCCGTCCGGCCCCCGTGAGCCGGATGATCTCGTTTGTAAGTTTATAGAATGTCGTCGGGAAGTTATGCGCCAGTTTTACGGCGATATTCTGCGGGCAGGCAGGCGACACGGAACCGGAAACAAGCATGGAAAAGCGCCTCACAAGATCGCTTGGAGCTTTATCCGTCGGGAGGCCCATGGCTTCTTTTACGGCTTCGACTTTCTCTTTCCCGGCACCCGCCGACAATGCCCCGATTACGTGTTCGATATTCCGATTGTTCTCAACAGCTTCATTGGCCGCAGCCAACTCTTCAGCTGTTAAGCACCGAACCACCCAAACCGGTTTTTCCCCATCATCGAAAAACGTTTTGAGTTCCGGGACGGCAATATCTGCCGTCCTATCCCGGAATTGTTGCTGATCAAATTTTGCGATATCAAACGCCATTCAGCCTCCTTATGATGCAAAACCAGCCGTTGCATTTTCTGCCGAAATCGTAACGGATGCGGAGTTCTGATCAGCAACCGGAAACGATCTGGAAATTCCGAGTTTTCCCTGCGTCAGAGTGTACGGCGTCTTGTTTCGATCCGGATATTGCCTGATCGTCACGACAGTATCTTTTACACCGATCAGTGCATCTGTTACGTTATCATCCATCAACGCGGTGAAGCTGGCCTGCCCCAGGCTGGAAGAAACGGAAGCAATGGTGCCGTTGTAATACTGAGTAGAAGACACTGAGTGAGAATTTTCAGCAGGAACAAAATCAGAGCCTTTTTGAACTTCCGTAAAAATCGGCGCGTAGTATCGGATGTAAACCTGCTTGTATGCCGCTGATGCATGAATTGCCGGGAGTTCTGAGGCGAATTCGATATATGCGTTTTTCTTGGCTGAAACAGCGGCAGCGTCACCGTCACCGATGGGGTTTACCGTCCATGTCGGGTAATCGAAACGCTCCGCATGTGTACCGACAACCTGAAAAATCTCGTCTGCTGCGATTACTGCGGCAGCCTCTGTTGTCGTTCGAATTTGTCCGAGTTCAACACTATCAGCCGGAATTTCAGGCGGACCACCGGCAGCTCCTCGTGTTTCAGAAAACGCCGCACTGGCGCCATCAGTGCCCGCAACAACGGCAATAACGCCGGCATCTGTCATCGTGATTGAGTTAATTTTCGCAACATCCCCTAAGGATCTTGTAATCGTATCTGTCGTCGCATCGACACTGTAAAGCGTACCCTCACTGTAGGCCGTAAAAGCCGCAATCGTTACCGTATCATTTGTTGCATTTACAGAGAGTAAGTTTCGTCCAGTGACAATCCCATTTGGCCTGATAACCGGTTCAAACCCGGATTTGCCGGAAAAGATCGTTCCACCGGAAATGGTATGGATTTTGTGATCACCGGAATCTGTCATCGCTGCATAATCATGCAGAGTTTGTCCGGATTCGAATTGAATTTTTGCATTTGCACTTGTTGCCATTTTTTATCCTTATGCTGAATATGTTGTCATATTAAAAATCGAAGTTGAAAATTTAATGGTAAAGCTGAGAAGAGCGCCACACCATGGTTTCTGCCCCTCGCCTATCTCGTAATCATAGCCGTTAAAAATTACATCTGAAACAGTATCTCCAAGATTAAAACTTGGATCATCAGAAACTTTAGGGTTTTTATCTGATCGACTTAGCGCTGTTACAACATCTGCCGCCAATTTTTCAGCCACAGTTGAGAATGCCTCGTCTCGTGTTTTGCCGTGGATCTCAATGTATAACGTGATAGATCGATTATCCCGCCCATAATCCCGATCATTTGAAATACCTGTCGGCCAAAAATTAATCGCGGGTAAATCATGCGATTTGAATGGTGTGAGCTTTCCACGATCAACACGTTTCACGGTTACATTATACCCGTTTGTTTCCGTGATATTGCCTAATCTTGTTTCAACTTCATCTAAAATTGATGTTACAGCTACGCTCATGATTCACACAATACATTTCTGAGTTTGTTTAAAAGTGTCGGAACTTCATCCTCTGCAGCATCGATCATCCCCAATCTTGCCGGAATCTTTACTTGTTTTTTGAGAGAAAACATCATCTGCCCTAACAAAAACACACCCCAAACACCGCCTTTTGTTTGTGTGATATACCCGCCCCGGTTAAAAACCTCTCTTGCCTGCAGGCGCGTTACGCCCGATGCTGTTTTATTCGCAGAAGTTGGGATGTTAAGATATGGGCCGCCTGGCACGCCCAAATATTTATCAATTGCTCGAACTGTTCCACCAAATTCGTGGATCGGAGCATAAATAACATCACCTCCTCCTACTACGGCTGCGGTATAAACAGAAGCGTTCAACGTACTCAGGCTTTTTCCGGAAACCTGGGACATGATAGAACGTTTCAAATTACCGGTCCTAACTTTCAGCTTATTGGTTGCGTTACTTTTTGTCTTTGTATCTGCTGCGAAAACAGCTTCTTGGAACGCTGTTTTCGCCTTATCAAAGGTATCGGCAGGTAGCGCATCGAGATATGCTTTAATTTCTGCTAAATTCGTTACTTCGACAGCAGGCATTCACCACCTCATGGGATGCATTTCGGACTGCAATAATCGTTTCACTTCTTTCAGTAACCCCATCTCAGGCCGGGAAACCGTACCGCCTTCCGTTGACACTGAAGTCGCGCCAATTTGATCTTTTGATTGAAACTCGTATGCTGTTTGCAACAATGCCGCCCTACTGATTGCGTCGGGAACGGTTGATATACCGCCTGTATATGTAATTTGAATTATTGCATTTTTGATAGACGTATACAGTTTGATTCCGTATACTGTGGTTTCGTAATCATCAGAAGAATACGTTTCCACATCATCAGTAATTGTAACGGTAACAGAATCAACGCTGGATACAGGAACAGCTTTTAATATAATTTGATTTGTAGGGATATTCCCGACAAAAATCGTTCTGGATCGTTCCTTGCTTTCCAGGTTTCTACCTGTGAAAATTTCAATCGCAGCCGTTACCGATTCTCGAATTAAAGCCAGCGATGGATAACTTGTGATCTCATCGCCTTCCAGATCAAGCAGCGCTTTTAAGTCGGCATATGAAACAAGTTCAATCGTCATTTTTTACGCCTTTTATATTTGCGTTTCAACTTTTCAGGTGTTTCGAGAATATCACCAATAGCAACTGTTTCCATCGTGATATCCTCAGCAGCAGAAATATCGATAAAAGTTTTTGCGAGAGCCTCTGGCAGATCGTATTCAACTCCCTTGCAAAATTCTTTCACCGTAAACCCATCGGTGCTGCCTTTTTGTGTTTTCAACATTTTTATTTTCATAATTCACCGTAAGCGGGAGGTGTTACGCTCCCGCAATCTGGTTATTCAGCAGCGATACTACGAAGCGGTCCCAGGATAGAAGTTACGCCAAAAACATTCGTTCCGCCTACCGCTACTTTCAGACGAGAATAGCGAGCTCTGGGATTCGGCACAGCAATAGTACCATCCCCTGCTTCCGTGAGAGTTATGGAAACAGTATTCCCAGCAGTGGTATCAGGCTCATCGGTCCAATCACTGTTATCATCGGAATACTGCAACGTCGCCACAAAAGAGGTATCGAATGTGCCGCATGAAATGAAAAAGGCAGCGGTATTTCCACTTGCATGATCAACAGCCGCTGTGTAGTACGTATCTACAGTCCTGGACAGAGCTGAGAGACCTTCGTCAATCGTAAAATTCGTGCTTGGATCAAATCTCATTTATCAAATTCCTTATGAAGATGAGGACAGCGCAACCGTCCCTACGTTTTCAATTACAGTTCCATTGCCATCGGAATCAAAATAAACGATGAGCGCATCGTTTATATCCGCGAAGGTAGCAACATCGTTGGTTCCATTAAATGTCCCGGCAGTCAGTGTCAAAGTGTGATCGTTATCAGCAGCAGGTTCAGCAGTAGCCTTCACGACGAACAACCCCTGATGATTACTTGCATCCGCAATGGTAGCTTCTATTGCCGTAGTATCGTGGTTTAGTTCAACGGATTGGACACCGGCCGTAACTGCGCCGGATTCTGTCAACTCCTGAACACGAACCGAAACATCACACGCGTTGTTCACTTCTGCCGCTGTTGCCATTTGTCCGTCGTTTTTGTTCAATTCATCAGCAGAAGCCGTGACTTGTGTCCCATTGATATATAACGATTGAGTTCTCACGACAGGTTTTTCATAATCGCCCATACGAATCCCTCCTTAAGACGCTGCGATTTTAACGCAAGCAAAAGCTTCGGGTAGCGTAACCTGACCGCCGAGCCGCTTCTTGATCAAGAAACCGGTCTGATCGTATTCCGCATAACGTTCAACCAATCGTTGAACCGAGATGCCTTGACGATCACGAATCTTGTAACCTGCCTTGAAATCACCAAAGACGATCGGGAAAGCGCCCGCTGCAATATCCGGCAATCCCTCTGGATTGATTACAGTTTTCCCGAGCAAGGTTGCAGGCTTGCCAGCCTGAACAGACGGCTGCCAGAGATAGCGACCCTCACCATCTTTCAAGAGCCGAACAATGCTTTCAGTTGTTGAGTTCATCGCCCAGATACCGTTTGCGCGGTATATCTTTTTCGGCATATAAAAGCAACCAATCAAGGCATCCACGCCATTGTTGGTAGAATCATACAACGCAGCAGCAACGCCCGAGGCTTCATAGTTCGCCTGAACGCGAGTATCAGAGACAATCCCTTTCGGAGAATCGTCCCCCGCACCGGCTGCAAAAGCAGTGTCTTCAGCTTCAGCAATTGCCCGGCTAAACGCGTCCGTCATCTCCCCGATGATATCGGCATCGGAGTCGTCCAGCGTATTGTTGCTGATCAGCGTCAACGCCCGCAGATCAAAGATTGAAATCCGTTCCCCTCCGGTATCAAGAGACTGCTGAGTTACGGCAATATTTGCCCTACCCCATGCTACGGAAGGCTTGGAAAGCGCACCAAGCACAACGACATCCCGCCCTGTAGTACCTACCTGGCATACCGGCCTGAGTTCTGCCATTTCAAAAGCATTCATGATAATTCCACTTTCGAAAGTTGGAGGGATTAAAAACCCGCCATCGGCATCAGATGTTCCGCCGAGAGCACGCTTTTCATCCGGCGTAAACAGTGCCTGTCCAGTTTCCCCTATACCGTGCCGAATGTATTTTTCAAAAGCAGCTTCGCGCAATTCCGTATCAGCATCTTTCCCATCTTTAGATTCCATCGCCGGTCGCTGCATCCGCTTTTCGATCTCTGCCATCTGTTCACGCATTTCAGTAATGGCATCATTTGCAGCCGTCACCTTTTCCATCGTTTCTGCTGATTTCTCGCCATGCCGTTTATCGGCTTCTTCAATCGCACGATCATTATAAGTCTTGAGCTCTTCAAACGTCGTGGCTATTGACTCTTGCAACTCTTTCAATTTTTCTTCAGACATATTTTTTACCTCAATTGATTTCTGAAATTTTCAATAAATGATAAAGTTCCCTCGATTGCGCTCGACTCATTAATATGCAAGAGTGCCGCGAATCGCATCTTTTCGGCTTCAGTGAAACCGCTTTCTCGTAATTCATCGCAAAGTGTCTCAACGGCTTTCCGACGCTCATCGTGGTGAGCAGTCCGAATTTCCTCCGGCAGTTCGGCCAACTTGCTTCTTGTCTCCATACTCAACAACTTACCAGATCGAAGATTCTTCAAATCATCTTCTGTAAGCGATGTGTTTTTTACGATATCCGGTTCAAGCAATTCTTTCGCCTGGTATTCAAGATCATTTTTTGATGATATGGATCGAATACCGGCTTCTTGTGCATCCTGCAACCAAGACAGATAAGCGCCGTGGAAATTGGATATAGCTGTATCCACCTTATTAAGCACTTCATCTTTTGATTGATTCATTCCTGACCAAAAAATATCATCCAGAGTCATGCTTAAAGCATCAAACAGCCGCCAACCCCTCGCCCTCAGATCATTCTCTGCAACCGTTTCGTTAAAATCATCAGTTCGAACATCAACGATTTTTGCCTGGGAATTAGCTTCAAATATTACCGGCCCGCATTCAAGACACCTGACTTCCGTGATTTCTCGAATACCGTCTTTCCAACCTTCCTGAATAACGTTGAACCCAAAGGAAAATGAATCGACATCGCCAGCTTTTACATGAGCATAGGCTTCACGGCCTGCGATAGTATCCATGTTAAACTGAGCACGCACAAAAGGCCCGTAATCATCCTCCCTCACTTCCAGGACTTTCCCTGCTAATTCTTCATGATTCCAAATCAATCGAATTTTCCCACCACGCTCTTCGAAAGTTTTTTTGAACGCGCCCTTACGAAACGTTGATTTATATGAATCGACGCTATCCCAGCAAGTCAAGTAGGCTTCGACAATACCCTTATCTGTAGCTTGCCTGATCTCTCCGCATGATCGCTGCTCGATTTTTGCGGTATCTGTTTTCATTTTTTTTCATCCTTTATACGGAATATGTCAGTGTACAGCGACAGTTTGCCCGTTCTGCCGGTGACAATCGGTTATCAAGCGGATATCTTGCCAGTTCATGCCCAACATGGAAATCCTCATCGATGCCTACAGTTACACCTTCCATTTTTTTATGCGAATCACGCACCTCAAAAAGCGCTGTCCGCCATGTTTTATATTTTGCTCCCGACAATTCTGCTGATTTCCATTGCCCCAAATTTACGGCATTCCCGGTTATCGTCCTGGCAAGCATCAACGCTCTGGATTCTGAAAAAACACCGGTATCAATAATGGCTTGCTGAATATCTCCCATGGCCCATCCTTCATCAAGCGCCTGCTCCACCTGCAGCATCACGGCGGTAATTGTTGTCTCCTCAATAAAACCCATTTCAGCTACAGCCAAATCCTCTTCATCCAGATACTCACGAAGCGCAAGAATGATTTCATCTTCAAATTCTCGTTTTTCAACAACAATTTTTTGCCCGAATGTTGAACCGATAGTGATATAAAACCCGTTAAGCGTTTCAAGCCATTCATCATGTGTTTTTGAAATTATATCGCTGATATTACTCATTTTATTCTTATCCAGCGCTTGAAATACAGCTTTTTGCTGTTTCATTAAGAGTTCTTCGAAAACAGGCTTTAGAACACCTTTTGCTGTTTTATCGATTTCATCCTGTTCGGAACGGATATCCCGCTTTTCAATCAATGTGAACTTACGCTGCTGCTGCACATTATCAGTTTTTACCGCAACATTCGATTGACCCCATCCCTCAAATTCTTCGAAGCCGAAGCTAAAAACTTCGTTCAACTGCTCGAAAGGAACGCCCATTTCAAACATTTTCTGAGCTGTTTCGGTTTTATCCAGCAAAGCGGATCGAATAGCGTTGATATTTGACACATCGTATGTTATCTGCTCAGTATCTCCCAATTCATCTCGAAATGAAAAATTAAACGTATCGCTTAAATCATCCAATATCGGAATGATCGTTGAGAACCAAAACACTTGTTCGGAAGTGGCATAGTTGTTGTAGGTGCTTGACTCTTGAACACCGGCATATTGCGGAGGAACGCCAAAAATAATGAAAATTTCCTCACGGTTGAATTTTCTGGATTCCATGAAATCCAACTCAACAGGGGTAAGCGCAAGCCGATTATATTTTGCATTCGATCCAACAACGCCAATTCGCCTGGCATTCGCAGGCCCTGCGTATCGTTCATTCAGTTTGTCAGCAATTGCTGACGCTTCATCCTGGTTGCTAAATTCCCTATCAAACGTCATGACACCATCGATTACGCCCCTGTTTTGCATTGCCGATTTGTTCCAATTTTGCTGGTCAACATCGGTATCAACTGCCTTTGCTGCCGCCTGCAAAGGCCCAATTCCAAGTAGCGGATTAGCGGGGTTGAAAAATTTATGGTGAATAATATCTTCCGGTTCGAAAGAAACCGTCGTTGATTCATCCAATGCAAAACCCGCCATCCATTCTGTAACGTCCCTGGATGGAACCGGATGCAGCCGGTCAGGTGATATCGGCCACAATTCAACAGTCCTGCCGCCGATTTTCACTTTTTTCAGGTATGAGTTTCCTGCGAGCTCAAGCCATGACGCTAACAGCTCGAACATATCCTGTCTGGAAACATACGAATTCGGATGGATAAACAATTTCGACAGGTGATGATCCGGCAGCGGTTCCCCCTCCGAATTTACGACATGCCAAGGCACGCTTGAGACTGCCTTGGCGATCAGGAAAACAGCACGGTAAACCCAACCATTAATCTGGTATCCATCTGAAACGGCTTTTTTTACACTCCATTTCGTGTAAACAGGCTGCCCGGTTTTCATTTGCCAGACATCGGCGACGGCAAAATTCCGTTTTTCAAATCGTTTTCTCAGCTTGCCAAAAATATTCATGCGATAAATACCGTGCTGTTTTTCATTCGTTTCTCAAGAGCATACCGAAGTGCATCAACACAATGATTTTTTTTATCAACAATAATCGGTAAAATTTCCCCTGTATGCTTATCAGTCTTGTAGGAGTAGGTCATAAACTCATCTATTGTATTTTTGCATCTTGGATGTATTTTGACATCAAACGATCTAATAAACTCAATCCCATCTTCAATACTGCCTTTTCCTTTCTGCGCCCCAGCAATATTAAACCCCTTCTTCTTCAAATAACTAATCGTATCCGGCCTGGCTGAATCTGCTGTAATCCGCCATATATCCGCACCTGGTACTGATCTGTAAAGCTGAGGAATTTCATCCAGTTCAACACCAATCCCATATGCCTCATAATCGATATAAAGCGTTTTACCATCAATCCAACATCGGATTAATGTTGTCGGATCCTGTGAAAATCCAAAATCTGAACCATAGTAAAATACAGTCTCTTTTGAAGTTTCAAAATTTTCAACACACCATACACCATTAAAAATCTGTTCCGCTGAGTGAATAACCGGTTCGCCTTCCCAAACATGCCTGTACTTATCAATATCGTGGTGACGACACCATTCCATTTCCTTTCTTAACACTTCAGGGAAAAACGGATTGTCATCGTAATTCACTTTTTGAACGTATGATTCAGGCGGTTGTGAAGTAACGAACATTTTATAAACCGGATCATTTTCAAACTTAGGATTAAACGAAAACCAAATCTCTGAATTTTCTTCTCTGATTGTTGGAATCAAAATATCCAAACTTTCCTGAGATACTGAATGTGCTTCCTCTATCCAACACTTCGTTACGCCTTCCATCGATTTGATCTTATCTGGATTATCCCTTAATCCAGCAAACAGAATCAAACTACCTGTTGTAATGCAACGAATCTCTGTTTTGGTAGATAAGAAATATGAGGACAAGCCTAAACGATTGATTTCATCATCCAATACCCGCTTGACAGATTCATTGATTGATAACTGAATTTCACGGGCACACAGGATACGCTCTTTTTCAGTAAACGCTGAAACTATCAAAGCGGTTGCAAAAGATCGAGACTTTGCAGCACCTCGACCGCCATAGAATACCTTGTAACGATAAGGTGCAAACAGAGCGGCAAATGCCTCAGGTAGTTTTATTTGGTTTGATGAA